TTTCTTTAATTTTGGATTTCTTTCTGTTGTATCTTTTTCATGCTTTTTTATTCTTGTAATTGCACCTACTAATTTATCTATAACATCATTAGAAGATTGGTTTTCTTTTATTTCTTTTTTCTTTATTTGGTCTGGTGTAGGTGCAGAAGGTGTCCATTTATCAGGCACTATCTTATTTTTCTCATTAAAGTTTAATCTAGGAATATTTATTGTCGTACCTTTGTCTGTATACTTAGTGTACTTCTCCTTAACTATATCCATTGCTCTACGTCTGTCATTGTAGGCTGGATGATTTACATTATTAAATATAACTTCTATCTCTCTAAGCATTTTATCAGATATATCTCCAGCTATTTTATTATTTGCTACATTATCAGATGTAAATATGAAACTACCATCGTTGGATGTGGTTACTGTAGTACCACGTTTTGATGTTAAATCCATTGTGCGTGATACCCATGAAGCTATATCTGATGCTGCTCTAGATTGTGAAGCAGTTGTGTCTTGACCTACGGACTTTAAAAATTGAGTACCTCTATCAGATAAGCCAACTTGTGAGAAGTCTACAGCTTTTGTAGCACTGTCTTGAGAAGGTTGTTGTAAATCAATATTTTTATTTATTTCATCTATAGCTGAAGTATCTTCTTCGCCACCCCTAATAAAATTACGTAAGAAAGATTGACTCTTAGGTGCTTTTACTCCATCCATTAAGTTGTTTAATTTAACTGTAGGTCCTGATAAAGCCTCTAGCACATCTTCTGTTGAGAATCCTGCTATCTGACCTCTATACTCTTTTGATACTTTGTACAAGCCATTTAAATCTAAAGTTGGATTTTTTGCTTTTTGCTTTAAGATTGTTTTAAGGTCTCCTGTCTGATAAGCCTGACCAGCTAGATATGGATTCATATCAAGTGCTACTGCTCTTTTAATGTCTGGTTCGGCAGCTTCTCTTCTTTCTAATCTCCTTAACTTATTTCTAGCTATCTCTTTTGTGGCTGATGCTGTTGCTGTTTCAATAAACTTATCTCTTCTTGCTCTATCTGCTTTTTCATATTCTTCTATTTTTTCCTGAAAGCCTTCTAGAACATATGGGTCTTGTTTTGCAGCGTATGCAGCGATAACGGCGGCAATGCCACCCCTAACATATTTATTATCAAAAGCACCAAAAGTGCTAGTCTCTTCTTCCTTTTTTACTTCGTCTGCCATTAAGCTCTCCTAGCCATTAGACCTGTAGGCATTGTCTCTTCAGCTACAGGTGCTTCTTCTTGTATCATCTCTTCTTGAGAACCCATATCATTCTCATTAGCTACATTTTCAACAGCCAACTGAATAGTAGAATCTTGTAGTTCAGACTCTATATCTCTTTCTATTCCTGTTACATATTCAATCCCATCACTCTCGGCTATAAACATTATCATTTCCATAATGACAGGTAATGACAACATGCCAACATCAAGGCTGTGTACACCATTCATCATATTAACTGTTTGCATAGCATTAGCAATCATTGTTACAGGCATTTTTGTTTCTAGTAAATTTAATACGTTATCAGCAAAAGCATCATCCTGCATCTTAGAAATATAGTATTGTGCAACATCATCCATACTTGTATATTGAGCAGGTTGTTGCCAAGGTCTAGCACCTACTTCATGTGTCATCCCCATTCCCGGGACAGGTAAATCAAATACAGGTTCTTCTCTATTTTCATACATGATATTATACTTTCTGCTTTAACATATTTCTTTGTTTTCTTATAGCTATGAAATAATCTAATGCTATTTCTATAGGCTCTTGTTCTTTTTCTTCACTCTTGTTATTTTTTTGTTTTAGTCTTTTTAGCAAACCTTTAACATTACCACTTTCTTTGCTTGGCGTAGAAGATTTTCCTGATGCTTGCATAGTTTTTGCTAGGGCATCAAACTTAAGGTATGTTGCTTTAGCTGCATTATTTATCATTTGTGTCATTTAAATTTCCTTATTATCCAAAAGATGAGAATATACTACCAATAATACCACCTAATGCTTTCTTCCCTGCCGCAGACTTAGTAGCATTGGCGGCATATGCCTGTGCTTCTTTACTGATTTCTGCAATAGCAATTGCATTGATTCTATCTAACTCACTTTCAGCACTCTTCCATGCCCACTCAACAGTATCAGAATAAAAAGACCACATATTATTATATGCAGTATTTGACACATCTAAGACTGCTTTTGCATTCAGTTCGTTAGCACGATTGATGGCGGCAGTATCTGCTGTAGCTATCTCTCTTCTCCATACTGCATTACTTTGAGCAATAGCTAATTGATTGCTTGCATTAAATTGGTCACGTTGATTTCTAACTTCTGCATTAAAACGTTCTATGGTATTCTCTTCACCTGCATTAAACTGTGCCTGTGCATTTGCCTGTGTTGCATTAAATTGAGATACGTTGTTGGCTAGGTTTGCCATAAATTGTTTGGTTTGATTTTCGGATGTGGCATTGAATTGTTTAGATGCATTGTCAGCAGCTTGGTCTGTTAAAATAGATTGGTTAAGTGCCTGTGCATTAAACATGGCTGTCTGTTGTTCATTACTTAAGTTAGCCATTTCCTGCTGTAAGAAGTTTTGTGCATTCTGTACGGCAGCCTGTTGATTGTTACTTAAGTTAGCCATATCTAGTTGTGATAATGCGGCAGCTTCAGCCATAACCATAGCTTGCTTGTTAGATAAGTTTTGTAGATTCATGGTGTTTACAGCACGAGAATTTTCCATAGCTATGTTTTGTTCAGCAGTAAAATTCATATTAGCTATATCACCTATTCTAGATGAATTTTGAACTCTAGACTGAAACTCTTGGTCAAACTCTTGACCCAAGAATGTTGCACGTTGTTGTGCGGCAAGCATAGCTCTTTGCTGTCTATTGGATAAGTTTTGTGTCTCAAACTGTGCCTGTGTATTTGCATCAGCTTGTGCTATTGGAAGAGCAGATTCTAAAGCACCTTGTATAAGTGCTTGACCTGCCATTGAGGATGCACCTAAACCCCTAGCGGCTAACTGCCCTTGTACTCCACGTAGAGTTCCTGCTGCCCAAGCAGGTGGGTTATTCATATCAAAATTGTTAGTTAGCTGTGCTAGTTGTCCTTGTACAGTAGCTTTCTCTGATGGGGTAGCTGTGGCGGCTTGAACCTGTTCAGTAAACTTAGATGCTTTTTCTGCGTCTGCAACACCACTAATTAATTCACCATCCTGTATTTCACGTTGTACAGGATTCTCCATTATATAGGCATTACCTTGTGCGGCATTTAAATCCGATACAGCAGACTTTGTTTGTTGGGCAGCTACAACTTTAGCTCTTGGGTCGTTGGGGTCTGTCTGAGCAGGTAAGTTAGCTTCTAGTGCTGTCCTTACTTCTTCTGTAGATTTTGTAGCATCATATGTTGAAGCAGTTACTTCTTGTGCATCGTCTGCCTTAGTAGTGTCTGCCTTACTTACTGTCGCATCTGTCTGTGTACCAACTTCGCCTGTTCCTGTAGCTATATCTTGGTCTGAACCTTTTTCTATTTTCTCAACTTTTGTGACAGCACCTTCAGGGATTGCACCTGTTTGTGACATCTTAGCAGTAACGTCTGCCACATTTGCAGGTCTAGTTTTCTGTACAACATTACCATCTTCATCTGTTGTTGTATAAGTAACATCTCCATAAGCATCAACCTGTCCTGCACCTGTTCCTAGTGTAGGTACAGTAGCCTGTTTTTGAGCTTGTGTGGATGGTAGTCTTTGACCAGAAGGATTAGGTATTTGAGGTAATCTAGTGTTTACAGGTGAAGGTCTTCCATCACCAACTTGTTCTAATCCCGGTGTAATTTCAGCTATAGGAAATTGTTCCATGTCGGTAGGCGTACCCCCAACTTGCATTCTACGTACAGCACCCCCCTGTGCCATTTGCACAGCACGTTGATTATACATATTCATCATGTTTTGTTTGTCAGGGTTCTGTTGTAAGTAACTGTCAAAGCCTTCTAAGCTACCTGTATAACCCATACGGTTAGCTATCTTTTGTAATCCTTGTGGCTTAAAGCCTTTAAACATTGCCATTATCTATTTCCAATCAGTATCTTATCCAATTTATCTTCTAATCTTTTGATTGCATCCATAAGTGTGTGCATATCGTCTTTTACATCATCCTTACGTGCATAATCTTCACGTGTCTTGTTCAAAAGTATCTGTATGCGTTTGACCTCTTGGAACATCTTGTTAAATGCCCAACCGAATGGTACAACGACCATAGTCAGGATAATGTTCCAAAATAACATTGGGTCTATACTTTCCATTTTAATCTCACATAATTGTTAAACTTGTTGAATGAGTGCTATCTTATGCAATCTCATCATATTGTAATGATAAATTAGCTGAAAAAGACCTTCTTTCACCTTCACCATAAAACGGATATGCTGTATGAGAAAGCGATGCTGGGAATACATATAAATCGCCTACTTCTGGTCTTCTTGTATATTGACAGGGTGAACATAATGTATTTGTACCAGAAAAAAAATCAATATAGCCTTCAGTTGTATGATTTTTTTTAGTGTTTTTAAAATTTTTTCTACCTATTGATGGTGGTACTTTTGTGTATATAATACAAGAAAAATCACAACCAGTATGAATATGAAGTGGGTTATAATCATTTTTAAAACTACGAACAAACCAAGAAGCAGCTACAAAAAGTTTACTAAGGTTTACACCCGGAACTTGTCCACTTTCCATACCACCTCGTTCTCGCACATCGTTTTCTTGTAAGAATTTACAAGCATCAAATAATATTTTCAATAAATCCTTAAATGAATCTTCACTTAAATCACAATTTAATTCTTCAGCAACATGACCAACTAAATCTTGTGATTTGTCATGTTCTTTCCTATACATATCTCCTTGTGCAATTACATTATCACAATACCTATTCATATTATCAATAATGTGCATTGGTAATTTACTTACAATCATTCTAGGACCAAAAGGTCTTTCTAAACGTATCTCTACTTCATTATTATACATATAATTATCTCCACTTAGCACCTTCAAACCACGCAACCAATGATTTTCTAATACCCTTAGTGACTGGCGAAACTTTATGTTGTAAATAACTTGGAAAAATTAATATAGTTCCTTTATCTTTTAAGTTCTTATTTGGTGATTGACATTCAGTAAAGGAAAATTCTCCACCTTCATATTCACTAGGATCTGAAAGTTGAACAGTTACGGATAATTTTCTATCTAATCCATCTTCTCTATTCCAATCAATATCATGGTGTAAATTATAATGCCCACCTTCTGTGGATAAATATTCTGTATATTGAATATCTGCTTTTTTATATAAATCTACTTTAAAAACAGTTCTATTTACTAAATCAACATAATCATATAATAAATTTAAAACTCGTTTGTCTGCTATCCATGAAACACGACTCACTCTTACGTCTTTACCACTATGATTAAATGTTGATGCTTGTTCTGTCTTATCTGCAATTGTAATTATTTGATTAATTATTTGTTCATCAAGAACTTTATGAAACATTTGCCAATTTTGTCGCATATATTAGTTTCTCCCCTTTAAACGATGGTAGCTTTGTAGTTGGTTTATCTAAAGACACAATATCTTTAATACTTAGCTTGGTCTAGTTGGGTACGTCACATTACTTGGAAAACCTGATTGTTGTGGAATATTTAAAAGGTCTGTCCTATATTGTTTCCAAGCATTTTGTTTTTCAGTTGTTAAATCTGCCCATAATAGCCCATTACTTACAATAGGGTCAACATCTATTCTTAGAAGATTATCTCTCTCATTGCGAACACGTAATTCTGCTATAGTATTTTTTTCATCTGCTGTTAGTTCTTTGTAATTTGAACCAATTAATTTTAATAATTCAGAATTATCTACTGTATTATCTGGATCATCTGTATGTAAAATATATGTGATCCATCCATATTCTGGATGATTTATTTCTAATTCAAATTCTGTATTATCATCATTAGTAGAAACTGCATTTCTAATTTCTGTTATTGTAACACTCATATTATTAAATCTCCTTTATGAAATTCTAACACATAAACTGGAAACAGAAGTGCTAAAGATTGCTCCCATAACTCTCCATGTACCAGAAGGTCTAGTGCCAGATGATGTTGTACCACTAAATGAACAAAACAATAATCCTGTATTGTTTCCATTTTGTGAAAACGTACCACCCGGACTGATTGTTGTTTGATATTGATTATTTATAGCTCCATAAGAACCAACTGTATTTATTGTACTATTAGGATTACCATCAGGACCTGTAGGACCTGTTGGACCTGTTGGACCTGTACCTCCTGCTGATCCTGTTGGACCTGCCGGACCCGTAGGACCTGTAGGACCTGTTGGACCTGTAGAGCCATTACTTCCATTATTTCCTGCAGGACCTGTTGGACCTGTTGGTCCGGTAGGACCTGCTAAAGATGCATTTGTAATTGTTCCCTTTACCCATGCTGACGCAGTGGTATCATAAACTGCAAGTAAGTCTGCTCCTTGAAAAGATGTAGTTGTACTAAGACCAGTTAAAGAAGAACTTACATTCGCTGTATCAGTAACATCTGCACTTGCTTCAACACCATCTAGTTTAGTACCATCTGTAGCAACATCTCGACCATCTACAGTTCCACCTACCACAACGTTTCCTGTTAAGGTAACATTTCTAAGTGATGCCACATCTTTATTTGAATCTACTGTAACTACTTTACTTGCTACAACTGTACCTACAGATGCACCTGTGTCACTGTAGTTAAGTTCTGCCGCTGTAGCACTAACTGTTGTACCATTTATAGATAAGGCATCTGTTTCTAAAGTACCATTAACATCTATATCACCTTCAAGGTCAATATCACTATTTGCAACTATATTACCTGTAACAGTCAAGTTTCCAGCTATAGTTGGATTATTCTCTATTTTTGCACCTGTTACAGCATCGTCAACAATAGAAGCAGTGACTACAGCATTTGCAGCTAACTCATCTGCTCCTACAGCATCGTCTGCTAACATAGAGTTTACTACCTTTGTAGCACCAATTGTAGTTACTCCACCGTTTGTCATTGTTACATCGCCTGATAATGCTGCCGCTGTAAAACCTGTTCCATCACCTATGAGTAACTGTGTGTCTCCAACTGCTTTTGCAGAAACAACACCTGAACTATTAGCATCCCTAACTAGCACTGAATTTGCACCTTGGTTTGCTATCTTTGCTAACGTAACCTGTGCGTCTGCAATGTGAGCAGTATCAATAGAACCATCTACGTAGTGTTCTGAATTAATTGAGTCATCAGCTATCTTTGTACCATCAACAATGTCAGCGGCTAAGTGTGCTCTATCAATAGAGCCATCTACATATTGGTCACTATTTATAGAATTAGCAGCCATCTTCGCAACAGTAATGTTAGCATCTGCTATTTTAGCTGTGGTGACGTTGGCATCCGTTATCTTAGCTGTAGTCACTGCATCGTCAGCTAAACCTGCTGTAGCAATGAGTGGTCCTTCGCCTGTTGTTCCATCATGTGAGTGTCCACTACTACCATTAAAGGCAGATTGAACTGCATCAAACTCACCATCGAGGTCTGATGCGTTAATAACGTTACCATCAGCTATATTGTTTGATGAATCGTTACGAGTATATCCTGTTCCCATTTTTATCTCCTAGCGTTAGTAATATACTGCAGGGTAGCAGCGTCTATGGTAAATGTAGTACTTACATTTTCTTCGTTGGTTTCGTATATAAGCGATGCAGTAAAACCTGAACCTATTGTCTGCACTTCATAATAAGTTTGTTGTTTACCACCAAATGTAGATGTTCCAAAAGTTCCTGAACCGTATGTGAAAGTGCCTGAAGCATCACTTGAAAACTCTATCACATCAGGTTGAATAGAATTTATTTGGTCAAAATCAAACTTAAGTGATTTCTTGAGTCCAAACTGACCATTAACATCTAAATACGTTGTACCCTTATATATTGTCTTACGAACCTTTGGGTCTCCTAGAGGTATAAAAGGTGTAGCAAATGTTGCAGGTATATTTCTTCCATCTAAAGTATTTCCCTGTTCCATTCTGTATATATACCCATCAGTAGCACCAAAGTATATAAATTCAGTACGACCAATATACTCACTAAATGTTACAAAGGCATTGAAACCACGTAAGTCATTAAAAGATATTCCATCTTCTAATTGAGTTGCGGCAATTCCTTTAGCCGCATCATTCGTGAATCCTGAATTATATCCAAATATTCTATATTGACTTTTCTCACGAATAATTGTACTACTAAAACCATTAGGACTACTATTTACTAAATCTAATACTTCAGCCTGTATTGTTTTTGATATAGTTGCAAGATTAAAGTCACCTATCTTCTCAGTGGCTGAAAATAAACGAAGTCCATCAGGTCCTAAGAATATAATATCACCACCTATCTCTTGTATCGTATCTTCTGCAATACAACCTAAATCACGAGAAACAGGTTTTAGTTGAAAGTCTGCTACACTATTACCATTAAGTATATTTATACTATTTTCGCTAAATATTATTAGTTGGTCACGAAACACAATTAATCCTGTAATTGTATCTGTTACATTAATTATACCACCACCGTTAGCAATTGTCAAGTCATTATCTTTATAAGGTGCAGAAAAAACTATTTTTTTCCCATTACCAAAAAATATGTGGTTTTTAAAGTTTACTATAAAACTTGCACCTGATACATCAGATGGTAAAGAACTTAATTGTTCAAACGTACTTCCATTAAATCTATATGGTTTACCTGTTCCATCAACAAGCATAAGTTTTTCTGTACCATCAAAGTCGTACTTTAAAAATCTTACTTTACCTGCACCACCTACTGTAACACCTGCACTGTTGTAAGTTGCATTGTCACTTATCTGTGTCCATCCTGAACCACTAGACCTAAATAAATCATTACCTCTTACAGCATATACATGATTACTATAACTGTGTATGCCTCTTAGGACACCTGTGTTTGGTACAGTATTTGAATCAAATTTAGAATATCCTTCTATTCTTCGGTATCCACCAAATATAGAAGGCTCAAAGTTACGTAATATACGTGCAGAACCGGGTGCTTGAAAACCTTGTTGATAAGGTGAAATATTTGTTATCAAGCCACCTTTAAATTCAAATGAGTGGGTTTGCCATGCGTCTGCCATTAGATAACAGACCTAGAAAATCCTGTAACACCACCACCTGTATTTTGTGATATCATTGTAGAACGTAAGTAATATGTTCTATTAATTAAAACAATACGCATATTTTTTATGCCTTCGTCAAACTTTTGTTTAGCTACCATTGCATCTTGTGAATTACCACGAAATAGATAAGCATAATGCATTGCACCATCAACAATAATATGTTTAAACCTTTCAGGAACAACAGGAACATCATCAAATAAAATTAAATCTACAGGAAAACGATAATACTCATATACAACTGTATAGGCTTTATCAGGTTGAGGAGTAAGTAAATATTCTAACGCAGGTCCTTGTGCAACCCTTTGAGGCACACCTTTTCTAATATCTGTATTATATTCTTGGTCTACATATTTTTCAAGGTATTCTTCATACGCTATGTTGCCTAGCTTTATTGTTCCATTCCCTAAAGTAGTATCAGCTTTTATACGAAAGCTATCAAAATTAACTAACTTTGCATCTTGAGGAAATGAATATCTTGTAACATTTGCAGATACTGTATCTTCTTGTTCTACGTGATTAAAGGGCCAATTAAATTCATGTTGATTTATATCACGTATAGCAGCATTTATTGCGTCTTTTACTTGGGCATAAAAACCTGTGGCTGTAGGAAAATTACTTGAAGTAAGTTCTGTTTCATTTAATCTGCGATTTACTTGGTTGACAAGTTCTAAATAATTATAAGCCATTAATTTTCCCTTATTCGCATTTTTACAGTTCTTTCAGCTTGACTTGCTGTGCTATCAATTATATTACAAGTAAAAATATATTCACGATTTAACACCCCACCACCTATATTTATAGTAGCTACTGTACTTGTGTTTGTTTGAGATATATTTTGTATACTGTCAGTTACAGTATTAGATGATGCAGTTGTTAAAGTTTGTCCTGCGGCTAACGTTGTCTTACCTATTTCAGGTGTTTGAACAGACCATGTAACAGATGATATCGTAGCAGTGTCTAAAAACCTAGACCAATCTATACTATAATCTAAACTTTCATCTGGGTCTTTTGGTGTCCAACGAAAAGACATTTAATTCTCCTATGCAGCTGCTCTACGTTCAGCAGTAGTATCTTGTCTTGGTACGTATACAACTCTTTTTCTATCGTAATCATTTGCAACAAAGTTAAAAGTAACTCCTGTTGCTGTTATAATACCTGCAGTAGATGTTCCTACTGCTGAAGTGATACGATGTGTATTGCTATGTGTTATTGTGTCATTTATAACACCTGTAGCTGAAACTGAGTTAAGTCTTTCTTGTACATCGATTTCAAAACCATTTACTTGTACAGACTCTACAGTTGTAGTTCCTTGAACACTTCCTAAAGAATAGGTATTACTGTGTGTTAGTATACCTATTGCACCTGTAGCTACTACACTAGATAGTGCTTCTGAAGTGGTTATTTCAGGTGTACCTATAGCAACTGTTGCTACTACACCACTTATAGGCTCATCTACGTTAGGTTTAAGTGTACCTATTGCACCTGTAGCTACTACAGAAGCAGAAGATATAAACGTAAATGCTTTTGCAAAAGGTCTATCACCTTTATTAAGTGTAGAAGTTCCAACAACACTTGCAATAGAATGTGTGTTACTGTGTGTTAATGTTCCAATACTACCTGTCGCATTCACACCAACTACAGGTTCTGTTGGATTAGGTTTTATTGTTCCTAAAGCACCTGTAGCAGACACACCTGTAATTAGTTTTGGTATAGTTTGAACTTGACCTATTTGACCTGTAGCTGAAACACTTAATAAGCGTTCAGATACATCGACTTCAAATTGACCACCTACTTGTACAGTAGCAATAGTACCTACTAATTCAAAGCTAGGAAGATTAATAGTTGGTGAAACGTTACCATATCTAGCTGAACCATACCTACCTGTTCCGTATAAAGCATCATTAGCACCAAAAAATGCTTGAGCAAAAACAGTACCTATTGCACCTGTAGCAGATACACCTGTAAGTGCTTCTGCAGGGTTTTCAGATACTATATTTACTAATCCTGTTGCTGAAACAGAACTTAGTGTTAAACTAGAATCATTAACAGCAGTAACAGTTCCAATTTGTCCTGTAGCACTAACACCTGACAGCGTTACACTAATAGTAGCATTAACAGCAGTTATCTGTCCTGTAGCACTAACAGACCCTAAAGATATGATTGGAGTTATGACACCGAAAGAAGCAGTACCGTATTCTCCTGAACCATATATAGCATCATTAGCACCGTAGAACGACATGTCCTACCCCTTAAGCTATACGTATTACAGCGTTAGAAGCGTCAGCAGTTGGGAACTGAATAGTCAAGTCACCTGCAGTAGCAGATACTGTACCACCAAAATCAATAACAGCAATTGCTTTATTAGATGCACTTGCATTATAAATAATACAACCATCAGCAGAACATGTTACGTTTGAAAATACTTCATCGGCAAAGTCTACAATTGCAGTTGTTCCAGAAAGAGATATAGACGCACTGTCTAAAACCTGACCACCTGCAGAATAATTTGTACCACTTGCTTCGTCAGAGTTACCTGTTACGTCAGAGTAGTTAGTTGTAGCGTTATTGTATGTACCTGATGGGGATGCTTTAATAAGTGCTAGTTTAAGTGAATGAGTATCAAGGTCGTGAGTACCACCTAATAACTCTGATTTAAAACTTTTGCACATCGCAGTCGTAATAGCCATTTGTAATCTCCTTTTAATATGACATGAAGTAAGGGCAACCCTAAAGCTGCCCTTAACTTATATTAAGTTTAAGCTAAAGTGTCTCTATCAACTTCGTTTGCTGACATGTCACCTTGGTCACTTATATCCATCATCATTGCATACACACGTATTTTACCTGCAGTAAATGATGCACCACCACCTGCTAATAACACATCAATAGTGTCAGCAGAAGTAGAAGCAGTCAAACCTGTGATTGCAATTTGAGGAGCATAAGCACCATCGGAAGCACCATCAATATCAAAAGTTGCAACAAACTCATCAACGTCACCACCTGTGAAACCAAGTGATGCTGTTGCATCTGTGCCAGTATTCTGAGTTGCACTTTCTACAACCTGAAGACCTGCAGCCACGATAAGAGTATTAGCTGGAACTGTGATAGCTTGAATGGTATCACCGTTTGGATTAATGCTATTAGCAGTTAAGTCAATAACATTATCCATATAGTATACGTTTCTGCCTCTCTGGGAGTTGCCAGAAGCGGCTTTAAGAACAGCAGTAATATTAGCCATTATATATTCTCCCTACGCTAAACAGTATGCAGCAGTAACGATAGCTTCAGGTCGAAGTATCTTTCTGCCATATAAATGCATACCACGAACAATATCAGCAAAAGAATCAGGGTCTCTATAAGTCTCTGTCTTGTTGATTTGCTCGGCAGTAGCTACTGATGAAGAGTGACCTGCTACGATAACACCAAAGTTAGAAGTGTTCTGACCACCTGTGGTAGACGAACCTGTTCCAATTGAAGGAAGGTTATTAGATGTATATATCTTAAAACCATGTAAGTTATTCATAACAAGACCATTTTGCAATCCAGAACCACCAAAGTCAGAATTTAGTAGTCTTGAGTCTTCATCTTTTAATAATTCGATGAACACAGGATCAAGAACTAACCATCTGCTTGCTGTATCTACATTTTGCTGGTCTAGTAATCTAGACATACGTGCAATAACTTGTAATGGAAATGCATTACCTGTTGTTCCACTTTTTGCAGCAGTTGCACCACCTGCTCTTGGCTCTAAACCAATCGCATTATTTGCTGAACCTGCTGTGCCATCTGCCTGTGTAAAATCAGAAGCATCAAGTGACATTGAAGCTAATAATTCTGCACCAACTAAGTTAGCACCATCGGAAGCTGTACTTACTGCTTTAGCACCATTAACAGTTGTGTTAACAGTATTTGGAGCACCGTGTATAGCTGACTGCTTAAAACCTGCCATATAACCAAGTACGTCTTGGTCAAATTGGTCGGCTAGTCTATGGGCTGCTCTATCAGATGCTAACTGTTGAAAGTTAATATGCGAATGAGCTTCCTCAATATCATCCACTTTAAATGCAAAGTAATTAGCTTTGTCAATATTAAGTGAAAATTCTTCATCATCAAGGTCTTGAGGAGTAATAGTAGTTCCTCTCTCGTATGCCTTAACGGTTATTTCTGGTTCTTTGATAACCTTAACGGAATCGCCCATATTAGCAATCTCACCGAAATAATCATTATTAGTGATTGAATCGACTACAGACCCTTTGCGAAATGCAAGTTGAACCTGTTTGCTGTAAATAATAGGACTAAAATTACCGTTAGGAAGATTACCATAACCAGCTGCTGCTGTAAATGCCATTTTAAAATCTCCTTAAACATTTATAATACACGTAAAATACGTGTTGCTTTTAGTCATTTTACTTTATAAGGACCATTCATGCGTTGAGGTTGTATAGGAGATAGCTAATCTCTTATAGGCTCACATAACTGGGTAATCTTTAAAGTTTGGTATTAATGTAGCATAAGTATCCTAAAAAGGGGTTATGCTACACTTCTAGTTATGTATAGTTATATACATAAATTTTTGTTTGTCAACTATATTTTTATATTATCTAGCTGAACCTGATATGTCATACACAAAGTTGCCTGACCTAATAGCTTCCATTATTGCATCAGCTTGTTTCTCGTACTGTGCAGTGGACATTTTTTGAACAGCAGACTCCAGTATTTTTTTACCTGACTCTGCAGTGTCAACTTTAGTCTTCGTAGCTTTCGTGCCAACTTCCATCGCTGCACTCTTATTACTCTTTGTTGTATTTTCCTTACCGATTCCTGTATCGGCTTTGTATAAGTCAATAGCTCTTGCTGCTGACCTAGCATCATTGTTGTTTTCATAAAGTGCATCCTGTACCCATTTTGGCTGTTCATCTGCCCAATCGTGAAACTCATCACTGTCTCGGATATCAGTAAAGTCAGGATGTAATCTCAATAGTTCTGCTTCAGCTTTATCTTTCTGAGCCTCAACAGACATTTCATCTATCTTTTGTATTCTACTTTCTAGCTCAAGTGATTGCTCTTTTGCTTTCTTCATAGCAATAGTCTCAACAATCTTAGCTACGTCTGGGTACTCTGTTGCCCATGCTTCTATGTCCTCATCGGACTTAGGCAACTTCATTTCTTTTTTAGTTGCTTTAGCTAGTTGCTCTTTCATGTCATCTAGCTGTTTTTGAAACTGCTTTTCTTTCTCCTGAGTATGCCTTCTTAAATCGCCATATCTTTTCTTAAAAGTTTTCTCTTCAGCCGAAGTCGGTTCTTCTTCACTAGGAGTTTCCTCTTCGCTAGTCTCGCTTGCACCTTTTTGCTCCTCAACGAGCCTTGCAAGTTCTTCTTCATCTCGCTTTACTCTTTCCTCTTGAGAATAAGGTCTATTCATAAACATTGCTTTTTTAGGTGTGTTTTCTTCCACCATTACTTTTGTAGCTTCTTCAGCCATTAGTTTTCTCCTTTGGGGTTATCGTAGCCATTTATTGTTGGGGGATAAGTAGCCATTAATTGTGGATTATTAACGTGAAGCTAATCCACCTTGCTTCATCTTTTTAGTTTTCTTTTTCTTCTTAGGTATTAAACCACCTACTGCTGTAGATATGTCACTGCCGAAACCTGTATTTGAGTCATAGTCATCGCTTTTACTATATCCACCATCATCACTGCCACCCATAGATTGACCTGCTTCTCTACCTGTTATTCTACCTTCTTTTTCAGCTTTTTCTTGGGCTGCTTTGTTTTTAGCTATTCTTTCTCTAGCTCTTTTTTGTTCTTTGAATGACAGACTAATCTGACGTTGTTTCTTTTCTTCTTCTTTCTTTTCTTTGTCTAGTCTATCTTGTTCTGCTGCTTTAGCAATGTCACTTGCCTTTAAACCTAATTGATAGTTTTCTATTCCACCACCTGTTCTAATACCTTCATCTATACTTCTTACTTGTGCTCTTGTTAAATCATCAACTCTTGCAACTTCAGGGTCTTTAACTTTTGCATCCTTTAATGCTAAGTCTATATCAAATATATTTTGTGCTTTTTGTTTGCTTAAAAAGGTAGTTGCTGTCTTAGACTTTTTTATTGCGGCATTAAGTTTATCGTACCTAGGTGTCTTTATTCCTAATTTCTTTCCGAGTTCAGCAATAGCTACTGCCTTTAAACCTTTGACTTTACCAAGTTGAGCTAGTTGACCTGTTTTTTGTGTTTTAATTGCTTCAGCAACTTTGGGAGTAGCAATTTGAAAGTTTCTTTGACCTGTAGCTTTATAGTTGTCTAAACTTTGTAAACCTACTGTTCCATCAAAGTTATATTGAACAGCATATTCAACATCACCTATTGTAGTTCTAGCTCCACCCAAATCTCCAGTTGGGTCATCATTATCATTATTGTCATCTTGTTGTTGTTGCGTACCACCTGATTGCTTCTCTTCTTTTACAGGCTCTTCTACAGCTTCTGCTTGAGGCACGAAACCTTTTGGTACAGGATATATAGTATTTCCTATTGACCCATCTGCATTTATAAGATGTGGTATCATACGAACTTGTTTTGTTTGTTCGTTGTAGTATCTAACGTTTTCAACTTCTGGTACATTAGGTGTGACTAAATTGCCGAAATTTCCCGGTGCATAAACTTCTTGTTGTCCTTCAATAACTCCACCTGTATTATACTCTAAATCATCTTCTGTGTCAAGGTCTGATTCATCAAAAGGTAAGTCTTCTGTGTCAAGGTCTGTTTCATCAAAAGGTAAATCATCAGGCATAGTAGCTTCTTCGCTATTACCCATTTGACCCATCTCTTCCATAGTCTTTAAGCCTTGTTTAGCTTGTTGTCGCATCTTCATAAGTTTTTCAAGACCTATATATCTAACAACATCAGCAGGAAATACAAACTCCCCTTCACTTAATTGTGCAGGTATATCATCTCTAACTTCTTCTCGTGTAGAACCCGGGGGTACATCATTGCCTGACACTTCGTCAACCATACCACCTTCATCTTTGAGACCACCATCCTCAAACATTTCCATCTGTTCACGTAATGCCATTTACTTCATCCCTTAATAGTTTAAGTTTACTCAAAGACGCTATTGCACCTTGAGACCTATGTAAAGTTATTGTATCACTAGATTGCTCTAGTATTTTATGTTGCTTACTTATTTGTAAGTCTATATAATCATTGAAGCTGTTCATTAGCTTGAGGTTGTTCACTAGCGGCTTGATTTGCTGCAGCACCTGCTTGTCCATCATTTCCTGAAAATCCTTGTTCTCCCGGCACTGGAGCTTGTCCTGTACCTATATTGCCACCACCTGCTCCTGTTGGGTCTAGTGGATTAGCACCTGCAGGTGGTTGACCTGCCTGTTGTGGTTGGGGTTGTCCTTGTTCAGGCTGTTGTTGTTCACCCTGCATACCTTTTAGTATCTCTGCTTGTAACGCTGCCTCATCCATATTATTAGTAACCTTTTCAGGGTCTAATTCCATAGACTTAGCTATCTCTCTAATAATATACGGAAACTTAGCAAATGGAGCTAGTGCAGGATTAGATGCAACTTGCAAGAAACCCATAAGTCTTTGACTACGTACTTCATTAGCCATTAGACTTTCTGTTCCACGTGCAACAACTTCTAAGTCACCCTTTATATCTTTATTAAAATTAAACTGCATATTAAAACGAAACATACCTTCACCTAATGGTTTTAATAAATAGTCATCTACATTTTTAATAACAGTCTTAATACTACCTGCAGCTGCATTCATAAGCATTGATATACCTGACGCAGTTCTACCTACACCTTGAACACCTGTTTGTCCATGTGCAAACGATGGAAAGCCTGTGCTTTCATCTGCAAGTACTCTTGCTTTATCAAACAGTTGTAAGTTTTCATTAGATACGTTAGGAAACTTTGTGCCAAAGATAGCTTGACCCGGAGCACCACCTTGTCTTCTAAACACTTTACCCGGATATACAGATAAGTCTTGTCCCGGAACTAAATTAGTTTCATCTACTTCTATAAGCAAGTTACCTGATAACACAGCATTATCAACAGCCATTCTCATAAAGCCATTCATTAAAGTTTGTGTATCATCCATGTTTTCAGCTAAACCAATCCCAAAAAATGAATATGGGTTAAGTTCATAAGGAGCTGCCATGTAAGGTATAGTTGCAGGTTTGAATGGATTGAGAACCATTCTTATAAGTTTACCATTACTTATCCAAATGTTAGCCTGTAACTCATCGAATTGTTTTAATTCTTTTGGTATTTCTACACCATTTTCTTCAAGCATGTCTACATCGCACATACCCCAATACTCTAAGACTTCAAATCTGTCTATTCCATGTTCAGGTGTATAATCAGATAAGTCATCTTCCCAATACTTTTTATCGTAGGATTCACCTTGTTGTATTACTTCATCGATTACGTTTTCACGAAAGTATGGTCTCTTTTTTAGTCCACGTAACTGACTTCTTGACATCTTGTGTCTTTCAATTACAAATTGTGCCTCATCCATATTGGCAGCATCAGGGTCTGGATAAAAGTTCCAGACTGATACATGTGAAGTAGATGGAACAGTTTTATATACAGGACTATAATCCCCTTCGTCATCCCAACTAGGGTATTCTTTATCAACAGCAAAAGGTCCTTTCATTACACCTGTACCAAACAAAGCCATTTCAAATGCTGTGCTTCTCAGTTGTTTACTAGTACCAGATTCTTGTAATTGGTCCATGATTTGCTTTTCCATATTCTTGGCAGCAACCATAGCAGGACTAAATGTAATAGCTGTAGGTGTTTTTCCTACCCCTTCTTCCAAGTCTTCAATTTCTGATAGACTTTCTTGTAAAGGACCCAACATATCTTCCAACGTTTTTTCTGTAGCACCTTTAGGTAAATCTCTGCCATCACCTTTAAAACCATAAGGTGAAGATAATGCAGTATCCCCTTTAAGCTCTTCAGGCTTTTTTGGGTCAAAGTTAACATCAGCTGCCACCCCTTCAGGTAACACTGTTGGCTCAACGCTAATAGGAAACTTGTTACCTGCAAATAATACATCAACAATTTGTCCGTAAGCTGCCAGAGTTTTGGTTTTAGTGACTTTGATAAAAACTCTTGACTTTTCTGCTTCAGTGAATTGAACATCACTACCATATAACCCCCTATAGTTTCTATAAGACCTTAACCATCGTTCTTCATCATTATATCGATAGTCTTCAGCACGTTTATATTTTTCCATTACGAATGGAACAATACCACTTACATCTACATCACTAACTTCTGATTCTTCTACGTCTTCTAGTGCAATAGATTCATCGTCTAATATTATTTCGTCTTGTTCTGCCATGTTATATCCTTAATATCCAAATGTAGCATCTGCCATTGGCATACTGTTACTAGGTCTTCCCATTGGGTCGTAATCAAATATACTAAATCGTGGTCTTGACATTATACCATATCTTAATGCATCGTATAAGTGGTCTTCTGCTCTAGTATCTACATCTTCAGGATTCTTTTTATCCAAAGGTAGTGCAGGTAATTGTGCTACTGTATGTGTACAAGTGTTAAAGAAAACTAATCTAGGTTCTTCTGTAAACTCATCTACTTGTAATCTTCTGTGTATCTCATTCTTCCCTGATACACGACTGCCTTTACTTCTGTCTGAAGGTCTCCAACGACAGCCTTTCATAATCATCTGTTCAGCAAGAGAAGGACCAGTATCACCACGTTTATGCCAAAGAGAGCTATCTAAAACTCCATACTTAATATTTCCATCATCAGCTTCGGCATCTAATATCATATCTGCCAAATCTGTGGCAAGTACTTTACTACAATACAACTCTCTATATACGATAATCTGCTCGTCTGGAGAAACAGCAAACCACAACACACCACTATAAGAACCATAACCGTAATCGCAAGCACGAAATTTAACCCAATTTCTTGGAATTGAAAAAGGCTCAATAACGTGAATATTCCTATCAAACTCAGTAAAAGCAGCACCTTCTTTAATATCCCAATCACCTTCAAGCAACTGTTTGCGTTGGTGTTCAGGTAAGGACAGAAGCATTGCTTCATAGTCACCTTGCTCTGACAGATATGGGTTGTCTGATAACCTTGCTGGGATAAATCTACGTTTGAATAGAGCTTGTCCTGCTTTACTGTGTCCTTTTGGATAGGAAAGAACGTTACCTGACTCAATATCTGTGGCATCAAATTGTTTTCCGTATGGTGCAGGGTCAATAAACATTTTTTTGACCCACTGATGACCCGGACCTCCCGGGTTTGTTGTTGCTCTCATATACACAGGTAAATCATGTGCAGTAGAACGCAAACGTGAACGCATATAGTTCCAAGCATACGGAGTAGACCATTGGGTTAATTCATCAAACCCTATCCAACTAAATGCCAAACCTTGATAACGAAGTACATCATCATCACGGTCTAAGTATGACATCCATAACCTTGCACCTGATGGTGCTTCCCATTGCATCTTTCTTTCTGACCACTTAATACCCTTCCATATTTGAGGATATATTTCCTTAGATTTAAATATAAGTTCTCTAAGTTCTTCTGTTGTATGTCTTAATAGTAATCCACTAAATGATGGATGACCCATATAACGTAAGGGGTCTGCTAACATGGCATACGACTTACCACCACCAGCACTTCCACCGTATAAAACTTCTCTCTCCCCTGCAGCAAGAAACTCTGTTTGAGGTCCTGCATTAGGTTTAAATACTACCTTCTGCTCTTCTACAGGTACTGCTTCTACATCTGCAACTTCCTGTATTTTAGGCTCTTGCACCTGTTCTTTCTTCTTCGATGGCTTTCGCTTTCTCGATTGCTTTCTCGGCATAAGCTGCCCACTTTCGGAGAGTTCTAGCTTGGTCCTTACGTTGTTTTTCATGTATTAATCGTTTCCTTAACCCCACATGTGATATAACTCTATTTGTTTTAGTTGTTAGCCAATTAGCTACTTCACGATACGAATATTGTTTTATATACTTTCTTGCCATTTCTATGGCTTCTAGTTCAAATGGTATTGGGTCAAGTAAATCAGGGTCTTCTTCATTTAACTTGTATCCAAACGGAACAGTCCTAGCTATACGTGGTATCTGCATCCATTCATTTTGTTCTTCATCTTTTAAATCTGTCGGTTGTGGTAACTTCCACTTACCTACACTTCTATTCATTATTTTTTCTTTTTACGATTGTCTACAATTTTTACAGGATTCGCATATTTTTTATTACTTATTAAACCACCTGCATATTTTTTAACAGGTTCGGGGTCTAAACTTATTATGTAACTTCTCAATGAGTCTAGACCCCCCGGACCTGTAGAGAAATCTTTAACAAAATCTAACTCTTCCTTTCCGTAGTTTTCTTTTATGAAAGGTCCATATTTTTTAAATAATTCTGCCTTACTCATTTTACCATATTCTGCCATTTTTATTCTCCTTGTTTTGGGGGAAGTAGCATAACACCACCAGTGCTTTCTACTTGCATCTTCTCAGTCTTAACTAAGCCTGTCCTGTCGAGTAATTCTTTTGCCGCCATCATTTTATCTTTGAGACCTAACTCAGTAGGGTCATATAAACCACCCACCATAGCCATTGCAGCTTTAGGTGCGTTCCTACTCATAAACAACTGTGTAGCTTCTAGTATCTCATCCTTCATGGACTTCACTATCTCTGTTGTGCTAGATGTTTCAGCATAACCTGCCAACTTCTTAGCTGCTACTACATCTCCACCTGCTTCATCAAATAAAACAGCTAGAAACTTTTGTTGTCTTTCAGTTAGTTCTCTACTCATGTTGGAACACTTTCTCTTACAAATTGTCTATCAACGATTGCTATTAGACGTTTGGCTCTGTTGGATGTTTGCTTGAACCACCTACTGTTTTCCATCTCGTCTGCCATTCTTTCCCAGTCCAAATCTTCTACGGCAGCAATCATGTTTTTAAATTTGGATAGTCTCGGTCTACCTAATTGAAAACACATATTTGCTAATACATGTTGTATATCGTCAGGCAGATTATTAAATTGAGAAAAAAGTAGGTTACAATCTTTTATAGTTGTTTCTATATCTTTCTCAAACCAATCATTTACTTGCTCATTTGGTACTTTAGTTCCTATGGGTTTATCATAATAATCTGTATCCCATTCCGTAATAAGGTGACCTATTCCCCCGGTTAAATGCCCAAGTGAGCAGTGGTATGTTTCATATTTAATTCCTTCGTCATTAGCTAATTCATCTTGTAGTTTAATTAAGTTCATTTTTTCCCCATTATTTTCATAGCTTGACCTGCACCCTTTATTCCAAAAGATGCACTAATTGCTATAAATAAAAGATACTGATACCACTCAGGTAATGTATTTAATACTTCAAAGCCTACTCTTACGTATTCTGTCATGCTAGGTATGAATACTAGTATAGCAGGTAAAAGTAAAACTGTCAAGGCAAATTCATCTTTCCAGCTATTATCTGTAGCATCTGCCATAGACTTTTCCCATTGTACTTCTCCTGTGGCTACCTTCTCTGCAACAACTGCTTTAGCTTTTGCTTGTGCAACTTTAGCTTGACCATCAGCTTTTACCTTCTCAACTTTACTGTCCATCCATGAACTAGCTAGATTTGCTATAGGTCCTATGAGTGCTGTAAACATTATAGTCTCCTCTTACCTTCTTCTTTTTGTTTTTCTCTTAGAGCTTTCACGTGCTTGTTGAATAGATAGTTTCCTAGCTTCAGCAGCGGCTTCGCCAAGTTGAGATACAATACGTCTTTTCTCATCTAAATCTCGCCGCTTTTGAAGCAATCTTTTTGGGCTGCTTAGATACTTGTCTACCTGCTCTAGTTGCTTTGCGTTTAGCAGCCGTAGAGGCGGCGTATTCTTGGGGAGAAAGAGCCTTAATTGCTTTTTCAGGTAGATAACGTTCACCGGTAGCTTTTGACCCTTGTGTACTAGGTTTACCACTTTTAGTTCTCCACTTTTGTTTTGTCCAATTTGCTAGTGATTTTTGTGGTGCTCTCATATGCTTCCTTTATTTGTTCTATTGTTCTAAAGCATCCTATACATATATTACCTTGTAATTTACAAATGCCCACACAAGGACTCAAAATCTTCCCATCCATTTGCCTGCTGCCCATGCTAACAAACCTGCAAAGAATACTATAATAATAAAACCTACACTATATCCTACGTATTCTAATATCTCTTCTCTGCGTTTTTCTGCCATCTTTTCCTGATAGCGTCTAGACTTTCTTGCTTCAGCTTGGAACTGTTGCCAATCTTGCCAAAGTCCGGGTCTGCCTAGATATATCATTATCTTCTTGAGTTCTTCTTCTTTTTCTTTTATCTGCTCAAGAGCCATAAACTCTTCTAAGTCTCCACCACCTATGCCTTTAGCTTTTTTCTTTTTGAGACTTTTTTCTATAGCTTCTTTAGAAAATACAAAATCTGATATTTGTTTAGCACAACCTGAAAGTTCTTTACCATTGGATATAAAACTCTTGATAACACCAAAGGCTGCATTTGCTGCTGCGAGTTCTGCTAACATTATTTAATTCCTTTGTGGTAAATAAGATTCGTTTACCCTAAATGTAACAGTAATTGCACTATTTCCACTTGCGAGTCCTCTTAGTTTATCTCCCTTAAAAAGCCAAAGTTTACTCTCTAGAAGCAATACAGAATTTGCAGCTAAAGATAGAGCTTCTGTAAGTGTAAAAAATGTAGTTGTTTGAGCATCATACCAATCTAAACTAACAGTCGCACTAGAACCACTTTCATTACATATATGTATACTATCTATTCCTGCTTCATAATTATCAGGAACAGTATATATGTCAGCATTACCTGTTGTTAGTAGTTTTCCAACAGTGCGATTTTTAGTATCCATATTTATCTTTTCCTTCTTGGCTTACAATATGCTGTTATCTTTAGATTAGGTCCTTCCTGTTTTGGAATTGAAGGTTGCTTGTGTAATCTTTCTGCAAAATACAAGCATCTATCTATATCATCAAAGGTTTGTGTTTGGTCTACTACTCTTAATCCCATCATAAACACTAACACAAACTCAATCATTTCCTTTCTCTGCTACTTGCTCCTCGTGACATTCACAGTTACACTCATCACAATCACAATCGTAACATTCACAAGTCTCACATCTATTTTTTGTTTTTTCTGTCATGTGCTTTCCTTAGTTGTTCTTTTGCTATTCTTGCAAGTCTTGCTTGTTCTTTCTTCCCAGATACCTTGGCTCGTTGTTCAAGGACTGTAAGGATTTGTATCTTTCTCGCATACGGTTTATTGATTCTTTTAACTTTTGCAATGGTTTCTTTGGCATCTGCGACTGTGGCGAACTTGATGCTAACTGTGTCTTTAGGATTTTCATCTGTGTATAATCGCCTGTCACTTCCTTTTGGTTTTTTACCTGTGCCAACTTTAGGGTCTCCCTTCTTCTTTGCCATTATCCTCTGTATCCACCACCTGCTGCTTTATAGGCTTTGGCAACCATCTGTGCTTTTCTTGCACTCCATTGACCGGGTGAACCCCCTTTACCACCTGCTTTGATACGGTTGAATATTTTCTTACGCATGGTTGGTTTAGTGTAATTACCTGCACTATTTACGGTACTCCCCCCACTTTTTAGCTTTAAAGTTGATAAAGACTTAGCTTGACTAGCGTGACTCTTACTAGCCTTCTTTAATCCTTTAATTACTTTTTTTACTACTTTTCTTGCCTGTGGCTTTTTTGTTGGCATCTCTATCCTCATATAAGTTATTAAATGTGGTAAATGGGTCTAGATAAGATTCATGTGACTCTGCTGAATGTAACCATTGCGATGGTGCAAAGTCAGGTGCTCCTTCTCCTGTAACCCATAGAGCAGGACTTGTAGCTCTTACTCTGTTATTTGGCAGTGCAACAATGTTGCCTGTCCATTTTCCTGCATCCAACAAGTACATCACGTGTGACTGTTTATGTTGTGCAGGGTCATCTGCTATGTCACTGTCTGTATAATCAACAGTAAACATATACTTAGCTGTATAGAACTCATTGCCTATCTTACATAACCAAGGACTAGAACTTACTCTGTCCATAACTATGATGCTATGATTTCTTGATTCACAATCCCAAGGTTGACATAAGTGGTCTTCCATTGGTTCTGCCCATTCATCTACAGGTATATCGGCTACTAGTGCTTGTATAGGCATCCTTGCCCACATTGCACCACCGTGTACATTCTCTTCTTCTGTACAACCTGTGAAGACTACCTGAAAACTTAGTGACCTATCAGGTATGGTATTGACTGCGAAAGCTAGTGCGTGTAGGTATTCACCGTGATAATTCATATGATTACAAGTGAACTCCTTACGTACCCAACATTTAAAATGTGGTACGTTACTTATAAGATATGACATTACTTACGTTTAGCTGCTCCACCTTTAGCCATGTACTTAGTTTTCTTCATACTAGCACCACCAGCTTTCATTTTCATCTTTTTAGTTGGTGTACCATAGCCACCTTTTGCCATGTATTTAGTTTTCTTCTTCATCATAGCACCACCTCCTGCTGCTTTTTTTGTTTTTAAAGAAGATGCTAACTTTGCAAAATAGTCACTTCTTTTTTTAGTTTCTGAAGGTGATTTAAATTTTGCGTCTTTTTTAGCCATCTCTTTTTCTTTGTCTATCTCAGCTAATCTCTGAGCAATAGTTCCTTTACTACCATCTTTAAGTGTAACCATTTTTACGTCTTTGGTTTTCTTTTCCATTATGGATTTTTTTCTTGTGTTTTTCTTCTCTGTATTAGTCTTCTCGGTCTTTTTAGTTTCTACCTTCTTTTCTGTTTTCTTAGGCTTTACTACCTTTGGTTTTTTTGTAGGTAGTTCAATCTTAGCCTTAATAATATTAGATTTCTTCTTTTCGTCTTTTAGTTTATTTTCTACAGTTTTTGTTGTCACTGGAGTTACATTCATAGCTTTAAACTTAGCCATAGATAACATCCTTAAGTCATTGACTGCTTTTATAAACTCTCTACCACCTTTAGGGTATTTTTTATTAAGCTCTTGTCTTTTTTCTTTTTTATACTTTCGTAATTTCTTCATATCGTCTGCGTAAGACATGTTATGTTCTCCTTGTTAATTTTTTAGCATTGCGTGTTCTCTTAAAAGAACGATTAGCTGTTTTAGATGTGACAGCTAGATTACCGATTTGATTATCTTTTGGGTTTCCGTTTCTATGATGCACATCTTTACCATCACCTTTGGCTGTACCCCCAGCCTTCATAACTATCTTACGTGCTTTATTTCTACCTGCTCTGTTCACCTTCTGTGCAGGTTTAGAGTGGTAGTTAGCATATTCTTTTTTGTAATTTCTACTAGACATCAAAACCCATATTTTTTACAGCATCTCTGCCTTTAGAACTTTTTGCCAATATACGTAATCCTTTGTTTGGTAGGTTATCTGTAACTGAACCACCATTTGAATACATATGCTTCTTGCCACCTACACTGCCACCATAAGCCATTTCAGTTTTCTTAGATTTCTTTTTAAGATTTTTAGGTTTAGGTTTTGGTGTTGTAATTATAATAGATAAAGTTGAAGGTCCTGTTAATTCAGAGTTCATGGGATTAGCAGGGTCAAGGTCGTGAAACTCACCTGTCTTATCGTAGTATGCTTTAAATTGTTTCTTTGTCATCTTAGGTTTTAACTGTTTAAGTTGTGCCTTTTTACGGTCTTTATCAGACGTTGCTTTAGTACCTATCATTTTAGCTTGCTCTGTCATAGTTATTTCCCTACCATTTTACTTTATGTGACCAATACTTCGCTGATAACTTTGAAGTTGGTTTACCTTGAGCATTATGCCTTGCATAGTAACTCTTCTTACGTGCCTTATCCTTCGCTGTGGTCGGATTCTTTCCTGCACCTTTTACACCCTGTTGTCCAAAACGAATAAACTTATATGTGTCACCTTCTTTTGCCATTACGCAGTGTGACTTAGTAGGATGGCTAGGAGTTCTCTTAGGTTTGTTTACACCCTTGAGACCTTCTTCCTTCATTTTTGTTTTGACTCGTTCAGGTATAGCCATTTAAGTGCTCACTTTATCTTTGTCTTTTTCTATTTCTATACATTTATACTTCATTGCTTGGAAGTTAGGCATATACTCTGGTAAATCCTTAGCTATTTCATAGGCACGTGAGATACATTTATTTTTATTTTCGTATGGTCCTTCTAAATCTGCTAGTGTGTGGCATATATTGGAAGTACCAATCATGCATACGAGTACAAGTGTCTCGAACATTACAACATCCCTTCTGCTATCATTGCTGTTTCTACATGCTTTAACGTATAACGCACACCTGTGTCAGCTTCAATAGCAGCACGCACATAAAATACGGAACTATGTGGTATATGAAGGTTCTTTAGTTTATTAGTACGAATAGCATCATAGAATGCTTCTAAAATATTCTCTGGTGTGTTTAGTTTTACTGATTTTTTCATGTTTGTCAAGGGGTAAAATTTATTTAGTACAGATAATTAATATATCTATGTACATTTAAGTGTTTCATATATATGTATTTAACAAGAATAAGTAATAATCATTTATATGTATCATTTAAGTGTTAGTTATACATAATTATACTCGATTTTGTAAATGTTGTCAAGTCCAATTATTTTTAATATGTACGATTCTTGTATTCAAGTGATAAAAATGCAACATATTACTAGGTAAGTAAGCATTTAACAGTTATACTTGTGGTTAACACCTTAAAAATCACTTCTGTGTAGTTCTCCAAGCACGTATACGTACACCCCCCACCTGTCGCATGCCCTATACCCCATGTTTTCTATCACTTTTCCTAGTTTCAAATAAAAAATACCTTCAAACCCTTGTAAACTGTACATTTTTTATGTTTCACTCTAGCTAAGTCATTGATTTTATTACATTTTATATGTCTATATCAACTGTTTATCTATCAGTTACCCTTAAATGTATCATTCAAAAAGTACTAACCCCTTGTTTTTGCTACAGAAT